GGCTAAGTCAATGGCGGAAAAGCAGTTCGACGCAACTCACAAAGCAGCCGGCCAATTTGCCGACGAAGAAATCTGGATCTATACAACTTCGGTTGACGTGTGGACCCGGGTTCTAAACAAGAGCTTTGAAATTGAAGACGAGTTCTTTATGGATCTGTTTAAGAAAAAGGGTTTTGAAGTCGTTGTTGACTGCCCAGGAAATTTTGTTGTCAAGAAGTTGTCTCTTCTCAAGTAGAGTAATAAAAAAGAAAGTTAGGGAAATGTTTATTTCAAAACCTGTAAAAGAAATTGTTGTCGGAGACATTTGGGGATCTTTTGTTGATGACAATGATGAGTTTGATCTTTACCGAGTGACGAATGTTGCTCGAGTAATCGCCGGCCCGCTTTTCAACCCTCAAGAAGTTATTGAACTAACGTTTGTAGCAATTGAAACCGAAGTTGAATGGTTGCACCAGTATCACCCTGACGCAATTTTAGACGTCGAGATTTGATCGGAGAGAGACAAATGTCAAAAGTAATTATTCTTGAAGGAATTGACGGATCTGGAAAGTCCACCCTGGCAGCCGAATTTGAGAAGTCAATCAAGCTTAGGCAGCCGAATGCAAACGTGATCCGTGCTCATCGAGGTCCAATGATTGGATCTGTTGAAGATGAGTATCTTCGCCCAATTTATGATCTTGAAGAAAACGACGTTTTGATTGCGGACCGGTGGCATGTTGGTGAAATGATTTACGGCCCAATTTACAGAGGTCATTCTCAAATCAGATCCGTAATTGGTGAAGTCGAAACTTTCTTGGATCTTTACAAAGCTATTCGAATCATCATGTCTCCATCGATCTCAGTTGTTGAACAACGTCTCCAGGATCGCGGAGAAGATTATTTGCTGCCGCATCACGTAGCTGAAGTTCATGAATTTTATGAAGCTTTTGCCATCGTGTTCAAATACAAAAAAATTGCAAATTGGAATCAGATCTTTATCGATCAGATTTTGGATCAACTATTCGAGGAGAAAACAGAATGCTAACAATCAACCAATTGCGAAACAAGTTTGCAGTCAAATACGAGAACGACGAGATCCATAACGGAACCGTTGAAATTGTTGGTGAGAGCTTCTTAGCTAATGAAGCAATGATTTTTGGCGAACCAAATGAAGACTACATTGATCGAGAACTAGCTTGGTATTTGTCTGGCAGCCTAAACGTGAACGACATTCCTGGAGGAACTCCAACGATTTGGAAACAAGTCGCATCACCGGCCGGCGAGATCAATAGCAATTACGGTCATTTGCTTTTCAGCGAAGAGAACGGATCTCAGTTCGAGCGCGTTCTTGAAACTTTGGTTGCAGATCCAAACTCTCGGCGAGCAACTGCCGTTTACACTCGTCCGAGTATTCATGAAGACTGGAACCGAGACGGCATGACTGACTTTATTTGCACTAACGCAATTCAGTATTTGATCCGTGACGGGAAGCTTCAGGTCGTTGTTCAAATGAGATCCAATGACGTGGTTTTTGGTTACCGAAACGATTACGCCTGGCAGAAAACTATGCAAATGGCTTTGATCGATGATTTGAGCTTTCACGGCGTGAACGTTGTGGCCGGCGACATTATTTGGAACGCTGCAAGTCTGCATGTTTACGAAAGGCACTTCAAGCTAATTGAGACTTATCTGCTTGATCGACGTCGAGGAGTAATTGAATGAGATCTTCCTGGGACGAAACTTGGATGCGAGTTGCCGATGCTATGGCAGCCAGATCCGCATGCACTAATCGACGCGTCGGATCTGTAATCGTTGATCCGTATAACCGTCCCGTTTCTGTGGGTTACAACGGAGCTCCGGCCGGTTATCAAGTTCACGGATCTTGCGCAAGCTTTTGCCCGAGAAGTGTAGAAAACAATTCGGAGCGTGGACCTGGTTACGAGAATTGCACTTCAGTTCATGCCGAAGCTAATGCATTGCTTTTTGCTGATCGTCGTGATTATCGTGGCGGAACAATTTACGTGACTAACCCTTGTTGTTGGGACTGTGCAAAACTTGTTGCCAACAGCGGCGTGTCTCGTGTCGTTTTCAGGATCTCGGAGGAAGATTCTCATGCAGACATTGACACACCAACCAAATTTTTAGAAACCTGCGGCTTGCGGGTGGACTTCATAAAGTAAAAAGTCGAGGAGAAAAATGACATTACAAAACGCGCTAAACGCACAACACGAATTGCAGATCAAAAGCTTTGGTCAAGATCCGAAGCTGCTTTCAGATCCTGAAAAAATGGACTGGATCAGATGGAACGTTTTGGCGCTTGAAGACGAGCTGCATGAAGCTTTAGCTGAAACAGGTTGGAAGCCTTGGGCCAAGTCGCAGCACATAAATCGCGACGCTTACGTTTCCGAGCTTGTCGATGCTTTTCACTTTCTAATGAACTTGATGCTTATCGTTGATTGTGACGCTGACGAGTTTTTGAAAAAGTATTTTGAGAAGCGTGGCATCAACCAGGCTAGACAAGCGGCCGGTTACGACGGAATTAGCGGAAAATGTCCTGGCTGCAAACGAGCTTTGGACGATGCCGCCGTTGAATGCACCGAGTTCAATTGCGTGAATAGTTGGGACATTGACTAAATGCCGATCATTCGAGGGAAACATTCTTTCGACGGGCACTTCACTCAACTTCCAAACACGTGGATCAGAGATAAACGTCTCAGTTACAAAGCTCGAGGTTTGCTTGCCGAACTCATGAGTCACGCTCCAGGGTTTGAGGTGTCGCGAGAAAGACTTGCGAGAAGTGGACAGGACGGCGATAGGTCCATCAGAACTGCCATCAGTGAGCTGGAAGACGCAGGATACCTTGAACGCCGTCAGTCGAGGTCTGAACGCGGAACACTTGGGCCGGCTATTTGGATCACAAAAGATCCATTTGCGCCGTCGGTTCCTTTTGCACCAGCGGATAATGCGCCAGCGGATAATGCAACCTTAAAGAATACTGAAGTTAAGAATACTGAAATTAAGAAAGATCTTGCTCAAGACAAGCTTGAGCTTTGGTTCGATTCTTTTTGGTCAAACTATCCTCGCAAGGTTGGAAAAGGATCTGCAAAGAAAGCTTTTGCAAAAGTTGTTTTCGATGGTTCAGATCCGTTGACAGTGATCTCGGGTGCCGGCCGGCTTGCGCTTGATCCGAACTTGCCACCAATGCAATTTGTTCCGCATGCAGCGACCTGGTTGAATCGAGAAGGTTGGCTTGATGATCCGTATCCTGAAAGAGTTTTGTCGGCGGAAGAACGAAAGCAAAAGGAGCTTGAAGATCTGGCAGTCAGGAAACAACGAGAAGCCGAGATCCGTGAACGTCAGCAACTTCAGGACAAGCTAGAACGAGAAGCTTTTGAACGTGAGAAAGAAGAAAACCCGATTGAACGTTGTGAGCACAATCGCATAAAAGTTATTTGCGAAAAGTGTTCACCGCTTCACCCAAAAAGCTAGCTGCACAATTTAGATTAGAAAAACAGCGCTCACATAAGTGAGACCCAAATGAAAGAAAAAAAATGGCACTGAAAATTGAATTCACTGGTTGGATCTCCGACGTAAAAAGTTTTGACTGGGGAACGGTTCTTGTTGTTTCGCACGATCAACGAGCACAGAACGCTGCGGGCGAATGGGAAACCGTTGGCAAAGATTATTTGGACGTTACCGTTACTCCCGAACACTTGGCAGCCATCGGTGAAGCTAAGCTCGTCCAGGTTGTTGGCAATTTGAAGAAGGGCAAAATCTATTCAAAGAAAGACGGCAGCCAGGACATGGATCTGAAAGTTAGCGCTTTGGAAGTTACTCCAATTCAGCGAAACGCTCAAGTTGTTGCAAGTCCAAAAGCTTCAGGTTGGGACCTTCCGGCCGTCGCAGACGAGGACATTCCTTTCTAATGATGTTCTACACGTTCGCGCTTTTTCTTTTTATCGGTTATTTGTCTTCAATGGCAGACAACGCGCCGGCAATGATCATCGGTTGGATCTTGGCAACGTGGATCTTCGTTTCAGGTTTGATCAATAGCTTTTACAAAGCGAAACAGTGAACCGTCAAGAACTTTACTTCACTGCCTTTGGGCTTCCAGCTCCTCAAGGATCAAAGAAGCATGTTGGTAATGGTCGAATGATTGAAGTGAGTAAGAAGGTTGGTCCGTGGCGTGCAGCAGTGAATGAAGCTGTTTCACGGGCCTGGATCGCGACTGCAGATTCTTCGAGCTTCACTGATCCAGTTGAGATTCGTGCAACTTTCTATTTGCCAAGACCAAAAACGGTCAAACGTTTATTGCCGTCGGTTCCTCCAGATTTGGACAAGCTCGAACGTGGACTTTTTGACGCTTTGACTTTGGCCGGCGCATGGTCCGACGATAGTTTGGTTGTGAGAAGTCAAGCTGCGAAGCTTTACGCCGACAAGATCCAAGACGCGGGAGTTCGAGTCTCAATTAGAACGATTGACCTGGCGGATCAACAAAAGTAACAGTTTGATAACAGAGAAGCTTTTTGCAAAAATTGCTTCTCTGTTTGTCATTTAAGGAGGAGAATAGATCTATCAGGCAAACGCTTGAATTTGAAAAGTTAGGGAATCAAATGAATGCAGTAAAAAAGAACGAACTGATCGAACGTCACATGAAAAAATCAAAGTGCCGATTTGATAGTGAAATGCTACTTGTCGGCATTCTCAAGTCTTACGCCAAGGGTCCAGAACGCAACCAGGCACTCAACTACTTCGGTTTTACCAAATAAAAAAAACAAGTTAGGGAAAATAAAAATGCAAAACATGAACAGAGTAATCAAGGCAGCCAAAACCGAGATCCTTGAGGATCTTGCAAACGGAACTATTCCTGAAGTCAAAACCTTTGAAGAACTTCACGACTACGTTGACGCAAATGAATACGGACTTGAAGAGTTCGGGCACCAGTGGGGACTGAACGCAAACGACTTCGACGTTCTTGTTGATGTTATGAGTCAAGTTCAAATTCACCTAAATTTATGGATCAAACACGATGGTTTGAAAGGTGCAAAATAATGAGAAATTTTCTAATCGTGACCGGCGGCTTCTTTGGCGTCGTTCTACTTTTGAACCTGGTTGCCTTTATCGTCGAACTTGCATTCATGATCCCGTTCGGCGGCATGACATTGACAATCGGTTTCTTTGCTCTTTTGATCTGGGCCCTTTACAAAGCAACAATTTCACTATTCGACGAGGAGAACTAATAATGCCATTCGCACGCAAATCAGATCCAACAACTAGCTTCGAAGCCGCCGCATCGGTGAACGACATTACAAAGACTCAAGAGTTTATTTTGATGATGCTAGAAAATCACGCAATGACCGACGTTGCATTAGTCGGTTACTTCAAAGCAGTTCCTGGTCCAAAAGCTTCCGAGTCTGGGATCCGTTCTCGCAGATCCGAACTTGTTGCTGCCGGTTTAGTTATTGACTCGGGCGAACGTGTAAAGCTAGCTTCCGGCCGGAAAGCAATTGTTTGGGCAAAGGCATAACAATGACTCAACACGAAATTGAAATGTTCAACCAGGCTAGAGAAGCTTGGATCAAGTATGAACCTCACCAATGGAATTTGGGACTTCAACGCAACTTCAGTTTGCGAGTAATGAAATACGCACTTGCAGCTCAAATCACGGTTTCGCAAGCTAAGGAAGCCGTGCAGCGTGGAAAGCCGATTGAATAATGAGAGAAAGAACGGCTGCCGAACTTTGGCTATTAGAATTAGAACGCGAACGCAACTCAATTAGTTATCGCAAAAAACCCGAGATCCAGGAAGACAAAAAAGCAACCGTCAAAAAAGTAGTCAAGACAGTTGTCAAAGAAATTCCTGAAGATCCTAAAAAGCGACAGCTTCGAGATTCGATCATGTATCACGCAGGACGATACTCGGCCGGAATTAGAGATGCGGAAGCAATAAACGGTTTCAAAAAAATGACGGAACTCTTGACAGGGGAACAGGATCACAAATGACTTTTACAGCAATTGACTGCCAAAGCTTCGCGGGAGGTTTTTCGCTCGGTGTCGTGCAAAACGGTTTCAAGCTAATTGCCAAACGCGAACAAACAGGCGGCTTTGGATCTCCGATGATGTTTGACAACAAACACCTTTTCGGATCAGACTGGGAAATGGAAGCCGGACCGGCCGAAACCTGGACGCCGATGAAAGCTGATTTAGTTTTCGGGAACCCACCTTGCGCAGGCTTCTCGACGAGATCCTCAAGAATTTACTCAGGATCTGGACACGAAAACATTGTCGATTATCGCGGAGTTGATTCTCCAGCTAATTCATGCATGTGGGATCTTGTTCGTTACGCAGCGAAGTGTGATCCGCAAATTGTGATCTTCGAATCAGTTCAACAAGCTTTCACTGGCGGACTTAGCTTGATGCAAGCACTTCGAGACGAATTCGAATCACTTACGGGCCGGAAAGTCTATTTGACTCACGTTCTTCACTCAAACGGATCACTCGGCGGATACGCACAACGCAACCGATACTTTTGGGTTATCAGCGACCGGCCGTTTGGTGTCAACATTCCAAAGCTTGAAAAACGTCTAACAGTTAGAGACGCGATCCAGGATCTTGAACACGGATCTGAAATCGAAGGTCACGTCGGCAGAGACACGCCAAGAACTCGACGTCTTTCGGAGTTGGCTGCCAAAGTCGAATGGAACGAAGGCGAAAAGTCTGGTGTTGCTTATCAACGAGCTGTCGAAAACAATGTTCAACTTGACTGGGAATACACTTCCAACGTTGAAGCAGGGACAAGTCAGTTCGCTCCGGCCCGAATGCATTACGACAAACCCGCTCCAGTCCTTACAGGAAAAGCACTAACCGAATTTGTTCACCCAACTCAACCAAGATTTATCACTCATCGAGAAGTTGCTCGGATCATGGGTTACCCAGACGAATGGTCATGTAAAGCTGCCGTTGATGCGGGAGAAAAGGGAATGTTTTGGTGGGGAAAAGGAATTCCCGTCGGATCTGGTGGATGGATCGCAGAACAAGCTAAAAACTATCTTGAAAACATGCCTGCCGAAGTGTATGGAAAAGAAAGCGGAAACCGAGAAGCAGTCATCAATGTTGAAAAGTGGCTAAAGAACCCAGAGAGTCAAGAGACGGCAATTCCGTTATTTGAATTCAGCCTGGAAGAGGAGAATTGCGAAGTATGTCTATAAATCACCCAGTGATCAAAGCTTTATTGCGTCGAACCTGGAACGCTTATCGAGAAGTTCACATTCTTGATTACGGATCATCAAGAAAACGTTTGGCTGCCGAGATCAGCAATTTAGCTAATCGTTTGAACGTGTCTAATGAAGAAGCCGAGAAGCTTGTTATTGAATACGGTAACGGAGCAAACAAATGAGCAACAACGAGTTTGTTCTTGCAGCTATAAAAGGCGAACCAAACAGTTTGACTTCAATCGCTTTTCACACTGGCGAAATTATGGAACGGCAACGCTTGCTGAAGCTGCTCAAAGAGCTTGGAGTGATCCGAGACTCAATGCTTGGCGATGAGTGGAAAGTGATTTACACCGAACACGGAGCTAAAGACATTACTCTTGACAAGTTGGAAGCTCGAGAATGACCGTCCAGGAAGAGCGAAACCGATTCACCAAGATCCTGATCGCCAGACAAGAAGAATGCCAAAACAAAAACCCTGAAGACTGCGACGTGTGTCACATGCTCGAGTTACTTATTGACGAGGTGAATTCATGACTTCCAAACTCGGTTGGTGTTTGACCGGCCACCACGAAACTTGCGTTTTAGAAATTCCTGAACACAAATGCGGCTGCGAATGCCACCAACCAAAGGAGACAGCATGAAAATACCCGTAACCGTTTACACAACACCAAATTGCGTTCAATGCAACCAAACCAAACGGGTCCTGGATCGCGAAGGAATCGAATACACCGTCGTTGATCTCAGCTCAGATCCGCAAAAGCTTCAAGAGTTCAAGGATCTCGGACACCTCACTGCACCAATAGTCACAACCGACACAAAGATTTGGTCAGGGTTCAGGCTGCCGAAGATCCTAAGTCTTGCAAGTTACATTCACTCACAGGAAAGAAGCTAATGAGCATCGTTGACAGAGAAATCGCCGAAATAGAAAAGATCATTCAGGATCTTGAAGACAGCCTTCAAAGCATTGCTGCTCATCACGTTCTTTATGAATCAATGAAGTCGGATCTCGCTAACGCAAAACGAGATCTAGCTGAAATCAAACTCATGGCAAAAAAAGCACAATCGTAGGTTTGTTTTCGGGCCCAAAAACCACTCTCCTCTTAATAGGTTGGTGACTCTGCGAATCGACATTGCTGAAAGCAACTCTCGTCGACGTATTGAGGGGACGGTTGGTGGGATACTAATCTAGGGCGTGAATAGGTAAGACCAGGCTGAAAGCCTACAAATGGAATGGTCTGGAACCAGAGTTCGATTCTCTGCACGTCCACAAAAAGCATCGCTGCCGAGGGAAAGGGAAAAGAATTTTAGCTCCCACACCCTGCTTAGAACTAGGCTGCAATGACAAAACAGTTAGGGCCGGCAGGTGTCAACAACACCAGAGACCTGCATGGCACGGATCAGGGAGAGGTCAGCGACTTCCAAAAGACTGGACAACAAGAAGACTAATCGTCCTGAAGCGTGACAAAGGTATTTGTTATCTCTGTGGTAAAGAAGGATCAGACACAATCGATCACGTAACACCGAACGACGATCACAGTCTCAACAACCTGAAAGCTGTTCACGATAAAGTTTCACCTCATTGTCATCGAATAAAGTCTTCGCAAGAAGGACATGAAGCGAAAGCCGGTAACAGAATCAAACGCCGACTGTGAGGACCAGGGGACACGTCCCCGCCCACGCCCATCGGTGCTACCGGCGCGATTAGCAGAAACACTCGTTCTCAAAAGGGAAAGGGCTGGTTCAAAAAAACATTTGCCGCATGGCAACCAACCAAAGGAATAGCCGCATGGCAAAGACAGGTCGACCAACGGGACGTCCCGCAAAACCTACTGAAGCGCAACGAGCTTTGGGAAACCCTGGACACAGATCCATGCCCGCAGCTCCAATGCCTGGAGAAGGTATCAAGGGAATCGATGGTTTGCCGCAACTTCCTAAAACGTTGAACGTTCACGGATCTGAACTTTGGAATCACACTTGGCAAGCCGGCCGGCAATGGCTAGCTCCCGAAGCTGATCGGACAACGGTTACTTTGCTTTGTGAAGCTTTTGACGAATACATGGAAATTCGCGAACTGTTCCGAACTGGAGAAGTCGAACGCGTTTATACAACTTCAAACGGATCTTATGTAACGCATCCGCTTGTTGGTCAGTTGAAAGAACTTCGAGTTCAAATGACGGCATGGTTGGCGTCTCTCGGTTTCTCACCTGCGGATCGAGCTCGTTTGGGACTTGCTGAAGTTCGTGTTCGCGATGAACTTGACGACCTTGAGCGCAGACGTGTTGAACGTTCTTCCGCCACCCGATGACGCTTGGTCTCCGTCCTGGTTTGTTCCGAGCTTGTCGGATCGCACGCGCGGAGAAGACGTCACAGATTTTGCCGCGACTTTACTAAAAGCTTCGCGAGGGTTCAAAGCGGGTGAACCGTTAGATTTTACTAACTGGCAAAGTTGGTTGATGAACCGACTTCTCGAAACAGATCCTGAAACAGGGCTTTTGCGTTATCGCCGAGCAGTGATTGGACTGCCGAGAAAAAACGGAAAGAGTTTACTCGGAACGGCAATTGCTCTGGAGCATTTATTGTCGGGACCTCCTGGAGCTCAAGTTTATTCGGCGGCTGCCGATCGTGCTCAAGCTAAAATCGTTTTTGGTGAAGCTCGTCAACAGGTTTTGGATACTCCGTCGCTTTCTCGAGTTATCAAAGTTTACAGAGACGCAATGGAAGTGCCTTCTAAAGGCGCAGTTTATCGAGCGCTTTCGGCTGACGCAATGCGTGCTCACGGTTTAGCTCCGTCGCTTGTTGTTGCTGATGAGCTGCATGCCTGGCCCTCGTCTCCGAGTAATACTCGCGGCGATGAACTTTGGGAAGCTTTGACGCAAGGTTCGGCGGACCGGCCGGAATCTTTGGTTGTTGGAATTACGACAGCGGGCGGACATACGGACACGCTTCTCGGTCGTTTGTATGAACACGGAAAACGTGTTGCCGCGGGCGAGATTGATGATCCGCAATTTGGTTTTTGGTGGTGGGAAGCTGGACAAGAAGCTGATCCAACAGATCCAGAGACTTGGCGTAAAGCAAACCCAAATCTTGCCGAAGGCTTGTTGGACGTAACAGATTTTGAAGCTTCAATTGCTGCTGCAGGAAGTTCGGGCTTTGCTGGTTTTCAGCGTTATCGCTTGAATCAATGGGTTCGCCTGGCGGGAGAAGATTTTGTTTCTCCACACTTTTGGGCCGAAGCTAAACGCGAAAGTTCAATTCCTGATGGAGCTGAAATTTGTGCGGGCTTTGACGGTTCCGTTTCTGGAGACGCAACTGGTTTGGTCGCAATTGATTTAGCAACCGGCACTTTGAAAACAATTGCTTGTTGGGAACCAGATCCGCAAGATCCAGATTGGACCGTTGACCGAGCTGACGTCAATGCCGCTGTCGAAAAAATGTTCGATAAATACAACGTGAGAATGCTTTGGTGTGATCCGAGCTTTTACGAACCTGACGTCTTAGAATGGTCAAAGCGTTGGAAGAGACGTGTCGAACGTATCCCTCCGACAAATCACCGAATTGCACCAATGGCGCAGCAATTTATTGCTGATCTCGTCGCGAAAGAAATTGGTCATGATGGAGATCCAACTTTGCAGCGACATGTTTTGAATGCAGTTGCAACCGAGAACGGATCATTCCGAAAAGAAAAACGAGGATCTCCAAGGAAAGTGGACCTCCTGGCATGTGCAGTTCTAGCTAACGGAGCTAGACACGTAACCAAAGATCGCAAGTCATCAAGCACCCGAAGGGCAACAATTTTATGAGTCTATCAACTGATGAACTCGGTCTTATTCTTCATTTACTGAAGCGCCTAAAAGATCACAACACTTCGAACATAGTCAAAGAAAACTATTACGAAGGCAAAAACCGTCTCAAGGATCTGAACATTTCAATTCCTCCAGGTTTGCGACTTCTTGATTCTGTTGTCGGTTGGGCCGGAACTGCCGTTGACGTTCTTGAAGAACGACTCGACTTTGAAGGTTTTATTGGTGCCGACACCCTTGGACTAAACGAGATTTATCGCGCCAACGACTTGGACATGGAGTCAGGTCTTGGACACAAAGACGCTTTGATTTATGGAACCGGTTTTGTTTTTGTTGGCAAGGGCAAAGACGGTGAAGCAGATCCGTTGATCACTATTGAATCGCCTAAAAAAGCAACTGCAACTTACGACATGAGAACTCGTCGCTTGTCGGCAGCTTTGTTGATCAACCCTGACGATAAAGGGAACCCAATTACTGGATCTCTTTATTTGCCAAA